AAGAAGTTTGATACCCTAAGAGATTGCACCATAGCTGGCTATGAGCTTATAGCAGAACAGAATAAGATATTCCCAATAGATCAGTTTGATAAAGTCAAACCATCCTTTAGTTTTGATTGCATAGAAACCCAAGAGCAATCCATATAATTACAATCTATAATTGACTTTTACATACCACTACATATAGTGGCTAAATGAAAAAGAAACACAAGACAGTATCAACGACATCTGTTCGTTTATCTGCACATGAGAAGTTATGTGCTGAACGAATGAGTACGCTTATCAAAACCATAGATGAGCTGCGTGGTGATGTTAAACAACTGCACTCAGATATGAATAAAGGAAAAGGCGTTATAGCTTTTCTTGTAATCATAGGTGCTTTGATAGGTTCTGTTCTTGCTATTCTTAAGTTTGTAAAATAACAACTAAAGGTTTACATTGCGAAAGGCAGACAAAGGCTTAGTCAGCGAAGCATTAGCACAAGCATACTTTGCTAAAGATCCTAATTTAATTGTATTCACAGCATTAGGTGGTGTTGGTCCAGTTGATCTTGTTACATACAATATTAAAACAAAAGAGTATTGCAACTATGACGTTAAGACTGTGTCATATAGAAAATCAAATACAAGATACGCACATAAAAAGAACGATAGAATAAATAGATCCCCATCTAAACTGCAGCAAGAAATGAATGTTAATATTGTATATGTTTATGAAGATGGTAAAGTAGTTGTTAAAGAAAATGTACGAACAATTAAAAAATAGAATTAAAGCTCACGAAGGTTTTGTAGCTAAGGTTTACCTTGACTCACTTGGTAAAGCTACCATTGGCTATGGTCATCTACTTACTGAAGAAGATGATTTTGTTGAAGGTGTTATCTATGACAAAGATATATTAGAAGAATTATTTGATAAAGATTTTAACAAGGCTGTGCAGGGTGCAGAAGAATTACTTGAAGATTATATAGTAGCTCCTCTTGCAAAAGAAGTAATTATTGAGATGGTATTTCAATTAGGAAAGACTGGGGTATCTAAGTTTAAGAATATGTTTGCAGCCTTAAAAGAATATGATTATACAAGAGCGGCTGCAGAGATGTTAAACTCAGCGTGGTATAGACAAACACCAAGCAGATGCGAAGAGTTGTCAAACCTAATGAGAAAGTGTCAGGCATAAATGTTACAAATGTTAGGAGCAGTTGCACCTCTTGCTAAGATCTTATTTTCTACAATAGAAAAATCAGTACCTGATAAAGACTTACAAGCTAAATTAAAATCAGATTTACAAACACAATTACTACAATCTAATACACAAGAACTACAAGCAGCAGCTAAGATCATTGAGGCTGAAGCTAAGGCTGGTTGGTTTGCATCTAGCTGGCGACCCCTACTTATGTATGTGCTTATCTTTATTCTTGTATGGAATTATATATTTGGTCCAATCGTTAAATTCTTTTTTGGTGCAGCTATTACAATAGAATTACCAGGTGATGTCTGGACATTATTACAAATAGGTTTAGGTGGATATGTTGTAGGAAGATCCGCAGAATCTGTTGCTAGAACTATAGCTAATAAACCCAAAGAGTAGTTATGAGTGATCTGAAGTTAAGTGATCAAACAAGCGTAGCTTTACCCATTAAAAATATTATAGGAATTGTATCTGCTATTATTGTAGCAGTGTGGGGTTACTTTGGAATTATTGAAAGACTTAATAAATTAGAAACCAATGAGAAGTTAATGGCACAGGATCTATTAAAGAAGGCTGAGCAAACTCCTAAGAACCAAGAGATGTATATGTTGATTGAGTATCAAGCTAAAGCATTAGATAAACATTCAAAACAATTAGAAGAAAACGTACACACTAAAGTTTTAATTAATCAATTAGAAAAGAAAGTTGAGAAACTAGAGAAGCAATTAGATTCATTGAGAGGTAAGTAATGGGTGAAATAGTATTTGCTTTGCTTATGTTTCTTAATGGTAAGTTAGAAAACTATACACCTAAAACTAATCTTGCTGATTGCTTAGAACAGAAACGTAAAGTAGAACGTAATGGTACAACAGATGCTGTAAGAATGGAATGCAAAGAAGTTGAAGCGGTTGTAGAAACTGATAAGCATGGGGTAAAAAGGATTAAAGAAATTAAAGGAATTAAATAATGTCAGATCAAATCACTACAATGTTTGGACAATCTTATTCTAAGAAGAAACCTACATTGCTTGCACAGCAAGGAGTCAAAGCAAAAGTAAAAATTAAAAATGGCAAAAAGAAACTTAGAAAATAAACATATAAGAAAGCCACCTAAGAAGAGAAAAGGTAGGCATACCAAAAAAGTTAATAAGAATAAGACTTATAAACCTTATGTGGGACAAGGTAAAATATAATGGATTGTATATTTAAAACTATGTATGGTTGTTTATTATTAGGTAAATGTAAGTGTTATGAGAAAAGAACATAAGAACCCAAAGGGTGGATTAACAGCTGCAGGTAGAGCTTACTTCAAAAGAACTGAAGGATCTAACTTAAAACCTCCTGTAAAGGGTGGTTTAAACCCACGTAGAGTCTCTTTTGCCGCTAGGTTTGGGGGTATGGCAGGTGCCATGAAGGATAGTAAGAATAGACCCACTAGATTAGCATTGGCATTAAAAAGATGGGGGTTCAGGAACAAAGAGTCTGCCAGAGCTTTCGCTGCTAGACATAAAAAGTCGTGAAAAGAAATAAGAAATTAAGTGTATTTCGTTGTGGGTTCTGCTTTATTTGCAATAAAGAATTGTTGTCAAACATGGGTGAGTGGGTTATTAATGCTGAACATAAGCGGTTTTGTCATGCAGGTGATGGTGATTGCTTTGATAGATATCACCAGGATAACCTAAAACGCAGAGCTGCACAGGAAAGAAAAGAAACAAGTTATAAAAATAACTACTAACAAAGGAAAGTAAAATGGAGCGCAAAGGTTTATATTATAATATTAATAAACGTAAAGAAGCAGGAACTTCTAGATCTAAAAAAAAATCTACGATATCTCCTGAAGCATATAAAAATATGCAAGCTGGTTTTCCAAAGAAAAAAAAGAAAACTATTTTATAGTTCTTTATTTATTTGTTCGTAGATATTCCAGATTTCATTCTGCGGTTTCCAAAAACCGATCTTTAAATTCTTTTGGTTATGGTGATACATAATCGTTGTATGATTTCTTTTACCAAGAATAAAACCAACAATCGTATAATTCATTCTAGCTCTTTCTAACATACAATTAATTGCAAGGGTTCTTGCATAAACAAACTTCTGCAATCTACTTGCTGATTTTATTTCATCAATAGATACATCAAGTCTTTTTGATACCTTTTCTAAAATATGATTAATCTCAGGAATGATATTAACAACATTAGTTTTTTTTGGTGCCTGGTTTATTAAATATAATTTCTTCTTAGAAATTACATTATAATATTTGGCTTTATATCTTGAAAGCTCATTATTCATATAATCCCAAACTAATCTGGACCCAGTAATAAAACCTTCTCTATATTCTTTATTCTGAATTGTTTTAGTTCTTCCTTTAATAGAAGTTTTTAATCTTATGATTGCTGCTTTAGTAAATTCACTCATTAGTATCTCCTTCATCAAATTGAAATATAAGATTAAAGAAGTCATAGATTAATGAAGTGGCTGCAATAAGTATTAGCAACTGCATTAATGTAACGATGTATGTAAGCATATTATCTCCTGTTGTTAAAGTTTATCTAAAAAAATTCCACATTATGTAAGCAGTAAAGATTACAAGTAATGTGTACCAAAAACCAAGTTCTGTAATCATATCAATCATTGATACCTACCCATTCATTATCACATTTAACACATCTGAATAACGCAGGTTCTAGATCTTCTATGATATCCTTAGTTGTAAGATTAGGAGTATACCACTCTTGAGTTAATTCACTTTGTAAATATACTAAGTTTTTTTTAACTGCGATGTAGTTAATCCTAGCGCTGTTACAGTCTGGACATCTAATTATTCTCATTGTGTTACCTCCTCTAGTTTAAGTTGATTATCATCAGCTTTAAATAACATCTCAACATATTGAGTGTAGTAAAAGTCTGATAATGTTGGATCTTTTTCATCTAATGATTTTTGTAAGAATGATTGAGCAAGTACATATTTATCTTTAATAATTTTATTCATAGTGATGCTACCTCCATTTCATATTGATCTTCATTAACCTTTAGCTCTAGTAAATTTCTTCTATCTAGTTCTTGTTTAATGGCTTTAAGATTAAGAAGAGCTGTTAAAGTTCTAACAGGCATGCTGTTATAATAATCATACTTGTTTAATAATATTTCATCAGAAGATCTTCTTATTAAATCTAATTGAGTTTTACTAATGATCATACCACCTCCGAATAATGAAAATCTTTTGAAGGGAAAACTGGTTCTGCTTTTGGGAACACAGCTAAAAGATTTTTTAATGCTTCTTCTTTGGTTGCTCCGGTTCTGCTTACTTGCACCTTCACAGAGTAACCTGCTTCTATAGCTCCAGTGCATTTAAACTTTTCTGTGTTGTTCATGCTGCCTCCTTGTTTAAGTTAATTGTTATTCCTAAATCTTTTATTGGAATATATTTTTTGTTATTCACGAAAACAGCAAAATTGTTTTGCACTCCATATTCGCAAATATCAATAGCTTCTCTCACAGTATTTACTTTAAAAGGTTTGACTGGTTTTAAAAGTTTAACAGCATCATTAAAGACATTTTTAATTTTAAATTTTATTGTCATTGCTGGTTCTACCTTGTATGTTTCTAACCAAGATTTCTTATTTATTTTTTGCATTTAAGCTGCCTCCTTTTGTTTGTTTAAAACTTTCCATCCAATGTCTCTGCAAAGATAGATGGTTCCATCAACATCAACTATATCGCCAACACTCATTGAAGTGTGATCACATTCAACTTCACCTTTTTTCATTGCTTCTTGAAAGTCAGCGCCTGTTCCAAATTTATCTTTACCTAAAAAACAAACTTTATTTGTTGTGTTGGTGTAAGATAATGGGTTTGTGTTGTCGCTATTGAATACACTAAATAAAGTATCTGCATCTTGATCATCACCGATGACACCTTCAAATACTTTAATGTGAGTTTTTGCAAAGTTAATTGTGTACTTTGCGTAAGGGTTAAAGTCTTTTTGATAATATACAATTACGTTTTTCATGTTGTTTCCTTTCATTGGTTGATTTAATTTAGTCAAAGAAGTTCCCTTTTACCCAAGTGAAGGTATCGTTTTTATCTATGATATCACTATTGTTATCACCGAACCAAGCTCCTTGAGGTAAATCAAAATAATTGTTGGCTTGTTCCATTGCACATAATCCGCCTTCAATATCTTGAGCTTTGAAAACATTTCCATCAAAGATGAAGGTGTATGTTTTTGTCATCTGGTTTCCTTTCTTTGTTTGATTTGGCATAACATATATATGGCATCGTCTAGCCAATATGTCTATATATCTACACAAAGAAATAATGTAGATAAATCAATAACTTATTCTGAATCTTTTAATTTAATTAAAGTTCTCACAACTTTTGTGTTGTCAACTTTATAAATTGATTTGTCTCCAGGAGATGCAATCTTAGCATCTTCTAAAGTTTCAAATTCTTCTTCAATGCGAAACATGCATTCGCCATAAATAATTTTTTTATACTTACTCATTGTTCTGCATGAGCGCATGAAGTTTTTGTTTTAACTTCCTGTATCTTTCAATCGCAATCTCTAAATAATTAATTAGATCTATTGCTTCTTCCTGAGCTTCCAATAACCATTGATCAACATCTTTTGGGTTGTCATGCATGGTAACTCCAAACTTTGACATGCCGCTAATTGATCTATGAACTATTTTATTAATTACTTTTTGAGTAATCGGATCTCTAGTGATGTCTGATAAACTTACTTTATCAGTGTCATGCTCTTGCATTTGCCTATCTTGATTGTAATCCATCCTCTATCCTTTAGTTGGTGAACATAATTATATACAGAATTTTTAGATTTAAGGTTCACCCCTCGCATGATTTTTTCATACGAGGGAGCTTCCTTATTTTTCTGAATATAGCTTTTTACAAAATCAAAAATTTTCTTTTGTTTTTTTGTTAAGCTATATCTCATTCTTATCTCCTGTAGGGTTGCTTTTGGAAAGTACCTGCAGGTTTAACTGCGGCAGCTCCATCCTTAGCTGGTTTAACAGAATAGATAGACAAGAACTCTGTGCCTTCTGGCATAGACTTTCCTGCTCCAACTACTTTTTTATAACCACCTATGTATAACTTTGATGATGCACTTGCATCAGCAACTAGCTTGTAGCCAGATAATATTGCTGTACCTGTGAAATCAAAGTCTGTTTCTTTTTCTTTAGTTGAAGGATCTGTAAAGAATATCCCTCCACTGTTTTTAGCATCAGCCATTAAAACCTCCTATTTTGGTTTGGTTGATTATGTTTGTTCTTGCAGAGCTTTGTGAAAACTTTGAAATTGGTTCTGGTTTTAGATTGTGAAGTTCACTCTCTTCATCATCACCTATTTCAAGCATAAAAGTTTTTAGCAAAGCATATTTAGTTGCATAACTAATTGCTTTACCTATTCCTTTATCTGATGGATCAACTCCATATCCAACAAATCCCTGCGCTGTGTAACAATCTTCCGGATTATCAATATTCATAAACTTCATGTCTATTGATACCATTGTAAAGTTACCTTCTCTTGAATGATTAGAGACAGAAGGAATTGCAATAATTCCCTGCTTAATCATTTCAGTCTTGATTGTGTTATTTACTTCATTGTGAGTTACAATTTTGTAAGGAACACCACCACGAGCTGTTTCTTTTGTTACAGACTTAGCATTCTTCATTACATTATACATGCGTATAGCTAATGAAGGCAGTTCTACGTCTTTAAACATTTCTTTATTTGTCATTATATCACCTTTATTGTTATTGCCTGGAGAATGGCTTGCACACTCTCCAGGTTATTTAAAATCAGACATAAAAGGGAGAACAAAATAAAACCAACTATAGTGTTTTTTATTTTATTAACGAATTGTCTGCTTTTAAATTTTTTAATTTCACACGTTGGATTAACTGTAATCATTTCAATAGTTCTTTTCATTTTGCTAAACCCCATAATTGCATAGCTTTATTTTTATATTGAGATCCAATGTTCCAAGCATAAGGATGATCAAAGTCTGGGTCCAGATCAGCAAAGTAACTATGCTCACCATTATGCCTAGCCATTAATCTTTCTCTGCGATAAGTAACTATCTGCGCTTGATTAACATATAAGTTTAAATTTTCTGGAAGTAATTGTTCACAGTTATCAGGTGTAAATAATTTATATTGATCTTTAGTTACGTATAATAAATGAGGTTTTTTCTTTGTCGCAAGCCAGTAAATTGCAACTTGTAACAAATGATTAGGATCAATTTTATCATTGATTGTAACATTATAAAAAGAAGTTGTTCCATCTTTTTTAGGTTTAGGAGCTTTCCTTCCCCATTTAGTTTTTAACTCCAGGAATGATGTTTCGTCTTCAAAATCTATTCTACCAATAACTGGTAGCACACAATTTTTTAATTTAACTGCAATAGTTCTTTCACAATGAATTGGTTTATTAAACTTAACTTCACTGAATGCTTTAAAAAATGTTTTAATTGTTTCTGTTAAATTTTCTCTGTTGTTTTGAAATTGTTGGCGATCTAAATCATCTACAGGTTTATATTCCATGTAATATGTCTCAGCTTGTTCGTATACTTTTTGAAATATAGTATCGTTAATTTCTGGATAAGGTTTATGAATAACATGTTTATCTCCTACCCATTCTACATCTCCATGTAATAATATTCCTGCTTTACCTACAGCATTACCTGCCTGCATTTTAGAATTAATATCAAACTCTCTGCGATCTCTCTCATCACAATATAAATATTTAAAACTCCATACTCCATCTTTTTGATTTAACTGCGATGGTGAGAAATGATCTATATTATATTTTTGAGACCAGATCGGAAGCAGCTCTCTTTTTTTCTTAGCTGCAAAATATTCTGCTAGAACTTTATCTGGTAAATAACTTGTTAATGTTTCCATGTTGTTCAAAACAGCTTATGAATTAATATAGAACAAATAACAATAGAATAGTTATAAACATTGTTCATAAGATCTTTGGTTGTATTAATAGTTTTTTTGGCTATATAACAAACACTATGAAATTAATAGATTTTAAGAATAAGAATAAGCTCAGTTATAGTGGATTAGCAAAGATGCTGGAGATCAGGGGTAACAATCCAACAGCTACAGTTCGTAAATGGTGTTTAGGTGAAAGGATCCCACGCAGCTCTAACATTATTAACATTCAAAACAAAACAAATAATAAAGTTAAAGCGCAGGATTTTTATGGTTAATAGAAAAGAGAAATCTAAAAAATATAAAAACAAAGAAATAGATTTTACGCATTACATTGTAACCTGGAGAGACATTGTATCAGACAGCTCCTGGCAGACTATTGATGATGCAACAAATCAGAAGACAGCAATCGTTAAAAGTTTATGTCATATTTTAAAAAAAACAAAAACAGACACAATAACTTTTGCCGATTATAGTATTGATAATAACGATGAGAATAATATTGAAATTGCTAACACAAACATTATTCCAAACTCAGTTATTGTCAGTGTTGAAAAGACTAAATGAAATTAGTTTTAACAATTATCATGATGAATAGCGCAACGCATAACTTTGAATATAAGATTGATAAGTACAATGCTTATTTGTGTGATGCTGCATTTAAAGATTTAACTTATTCAAGAAGTGTAAGAAATCACAAAGGCAAGAAACAAATGGCAACTTTTTATAAAAGTAAAGAAGTATTTGCTTATAGTTGTGAGGTTAAATTATGAAACGTGGACCCAATGATCTGGATGAAATTATAGAAAGACAAAAGGGTTGTATTGAAAGACAAGAGCTTTTGATTTTAGAGCTAAAAAAAAAGGTAGATATTTTAACAGAAGAGCTGCAAGTAAATCAATTAGAAATTACTAAATTATTAAATAAATGACTGGACATACAGCGGAAACACACAAAAAGATTAGAAAAAATCAGTCTTTAAACATGGATGATTATCATCACCCACTTGAAAAAATTGAGCAATTAAAAAGATTTAATTTTAATGATTTAAAAATACTTGAGGTTTTTGCTGGCAAAGGAAATCTATCTAAATATTATAATACAATATCAAAGGATGTTTTGTCTTTAGATAAAGAAACCACTGGTAATAGTTTTGATTATATTTTTAAGTTAAGATTTGAAAACAGAAAATTTGATTTAATTGATATTGATAGTTATGGATATCCAGATAAGTTTTTTCCAACTGTTTTTGAATGTTTAACTGATAAAGGATATTTAATTTTTACTTTCCCTGTAGTTGGTGTGAATTGTTTAAATGGTATAACAGAACAGCATTACATTAATTTTTGGAGATCAAACAGACCCACAATAGGAGATATTGTTGGGTGTATAACAGATTTTTCACTTAGAAATTGGCAGCTAGCTAAACTAGTTGATGTAACAAAGATTAAAAGAATTTGGAGATTTATATTTTTAATTGAAAAACAAAAAGCAACAATACTTTGCAATGTAAGGAATAAATAATGGCAAGAGATAATTACTATAATGAAGGTGATAAATACTCACAATGGCATCGTTATGCTGATGATAATTTGGGGATGATAGATTTAGATCAAGTTGAAATATGCAGAAAATGCTACGAACCTTTATTTCTTGCCGAGACTTGCTACGATAAAAACCAAGCATACAAAACATCTACAACAACACGAAGACTTGCTGAGAGAGCTAAGTTGGATGCTTACCTGGTATTTTATCAATACGATGAAATTAAGGGTGCTGTGATCGGTTTTAGGGTACAAAAAATAGCACCATTCAAATCGCAGATGTTCCAATTAAGTGTACAGGATTGGATCGGTGAAATGAGAAAATATCACGAAGATCATAAGAAGTTTTGTATTAAGGAAACAGGTTAGTCTATAAATGAGCTTGTATCACAAATTAGATCCGTTGATTATGAGACATGATAAGTTATCCCCACAATCTAAATTAGTTTATTATGCACTAGTTACATTTTGGAATGAAAAGACGAAAAAATGCTTCCCCAAGATGAAAACTATCAGTTCGCTAACAGGTTTATCATATTCAACTGTAAGACGTTCCATTGCGGAGCTTGCTAGACTAAAGGTTATAATCGTGCATAGACTTAGATCCACGCAATCGTATACTTTACCACTTCAAAACAAGATATGCCTCACAGAACACTCAGATGTGCCTCACAGGCATAATAATAAACTAGATATATATAACTATAATAGTAGATATAAAAATTTTAGTAAAAACCCTATTCAGTTAAACCTCAGATCCCCCATCCCTCTGGATGATAAATACTTAGTTAAATTTAAACCTATTGGAATTGAAGGGGAATTTGTGTGCGTTGAGGAAAAGAATACCGGCAAAAGATTTAAAATACACAGGTTCAAGAAACAAGATCCAATACCTGATTAGTGTTTATAACTTATGTGTTGCAATAGGTTGTATGTTCGCTTAGATAATCCACAAGATATGGTTGGAAAACCTTTACACAAGATACAGTGCGATAGCATGACAAGGGGAAGTAAATACACTGTAAGATGCAAGGCAAAAGGTTATCTAATGAAATCTGGTTTTTATAGATGTAAAAATCATGGAGGAATGAGTGATTGGAATGCTAAGACGATTGAAGGTAAACTCAGAGCATTACGTAACTTAAAGTTTTTAAAACATTTAACTGAAGATGAACTCAGAGCAAAATACATTAAGCAGCGAGATCCAGGAGAAGACAGCTCAACAGTTAATAACACTTGATAAAATCTCTACTGAGTTAGAGAAGGGAATACCACTCACTAAAATTTGTAAAGACAAAACGATGCCGAGCTTATCTACTGTTTACAAGTGGATGCGTGAAGATGATAAAGTTTATAATCAGGTAATGAAAGCACGCAGGATCGGTGCGTTTACATTGCTTGATGAGATTAACGAAGAGCTAGCAAACCCCAAGAGTAATCAGGAGATGATGTATTGGCGAGAGAAGTTAACGCACGTACGTTGGATGGTAAGTAAATTGATATCGGATATCTTTGGTGAAAAATCTAAGCAAGAGATCAAACAAGATAATACAATCACAATACGCTGGGGTGGACAGGTAAAGAAAACAATAGATATTGATGCTAAAGATGTTGAATAGTTGGTTAATGCATACGTTGGCACACAGTCTTGCGCGCGCGTTATGGAGTTCATTTCCGATAACGTTTAATTATCGGAAATGCAGTGTAGGT